TTTTCCCGCTTTCCCACCCGTGCGGTTTTGTACGCTGCATATAGCACCTCGAAAGAGCATAATTCCGAATAGTCCACTTGTTTTCCCTTTGATATGTGGGACCCGGCGCGTTTCCCCGCCGGGTCCTCTGTCAGTCCGGGCGCCGCTGATAGCTGACGGCACAAACGGCGGCCAGCGTCAGCGCCATGTGTTTATCCGTACCCCACGCGCAGGGTTTGGACGGGAAATGACCTCCTTTGATGATGGGGCACTGCTTTCGGCTTTTGCCTACTCGGTCCGGCATGGTCCATCAGAGCGGGGCGCACCCCCCAGGTGTTGGTGCAGTTGTTGTTGTTGGCGTTGCCATTGGAATTCACGTTCCAGGCGTTGGTGGCATTGTTCAGGTTTGGGGAGCGCAGCCACCAGTTGGTGGCGGTGGTAGGTCAAGCCCCAATATCACGCGGTTGCCGCCGCGTCATATCCTCATTGGTTGGCGGTCCTCCGCCGCCAGGATTTCCCGTACCAGCTTCACCAGTGTGTCGCACTCGGTCCGCTGTTTATCGGCCAGAATCGCCTTGGCCCGTGCGCCGTCCTTTTTCAGCCAGGCCAGGCACATATATTTCACGTCCAGGATCCGCTTGGTCCAGGTGCCCATGCGTTTGGCGTCGGTATAGCCCAGATCGTGGGCCAGTTCCACCAGCTGGAGCATTAGGCCGCATTCATCAATAACGGCCTTGATCTCCCGCAGGCGGTCCTCCGGATGGTCATTGAATCTTGTTTCATTGGCGGCGAATACGCCGCGCAGGATTGCCCGTGCCGCGTCGCGCAGGTCCTTGACCATGCCGAAACTCTCACTTTTTGGGAAATAGGGGCGCTTGCGCTTGTTCTCCAGGCGCTCCGCCGTGGCGGTCAGTGTGCCCCGCATTTCCTCCAGCGTTCCCGCCGCGGCTATTTTCCGCATGACGGTGGCAACGTCCCGCGCGTCCACCTTTTCGTCCGCGCCCGGCTTTGTTACCTGCCGGGTGTACTGGTACAGGTCTTTTGCCTTATTCCCCAGCACATACTCCTTTTCAGCCATGCGCTAAAATTCCACCCGCTTCATGGCCTCATTCCACACACCCGTCACCAGCAGGCTGTCCATATTGTCAAATGACACGGTGAAGGGGTTTCCATTCACCTGGGTGCGGTACATCAATTCCAGCAGGGTCAACCGTGCGTCCACCTCCGCCACAGCGTTTTCCACACTGTCATTGCTGGCGGTCATGCTGGCCAGCTGCTCCCGGATCTCCGGGTGCGCCTCGCTGTCCGCGTTGTGGGCCTTGAGGGTGCGGTCCAGGGCCTCCCGCAGATATGCCATAGTTACCACACCGGCGGCGGACACACTCACATCAAAGCGGCCATTGTTGGTAATGCCGATCATGGCATACAGTTCCAGCATGAAACTGGCGTCCATAGCGGAGGGGATGGTAACGCCCCTTTGGTCCTGCATGATAAACAGCAGGCGCTCCTCCGCATCCGGATCCCGCTCCGGGTCCAGTTTGGCGTATACGCCCACCTGGTTCAGTTCGTACTCCTCCATGATCTCCGCGTTGCTGACCTGGATCTGGACGGTCTTGCCCTCCGCGCCGTCCTCCTCGCCCAATAGGTGGAGTTCCTGCCGCCGGTCCACAAGATCCGTTTGCTCGGTCAGGAATTCCGCGTCCACGGTTCCCGTGCCGCCGTATGCGCTGGTGATCTTGATAAACCTGCCAGCCATCCACTCGTTGAGCATTTCCACGCCGTCATTTGTTACTGCGGCATCCTTCCAGTGTGCCATAGATTTTGACCTCCCTTGTAATACGTTGATAGGTATGGAACACACCAGCCGCGCCGCCGGTGGCGGCCCTGCCGGTGGGGGCCTTTCCTGCGCCCCGTGTGTTTATGGGCGCCGTGGTCTGCTGGCAGGTCCCAAAACAGCCCGCTCGGACCGCAGCTACCGCCCGGCCTTCCGGTCTGGCCAGCGGCGGGTGTGTGACCGTGGCGGTGTCTTTCCTGCGGCTCCCCATGAATGCGCCGTAAATGTACCCCGCTGCCCTGCCGCCTGCCCGCTCCAGGGGCGGCGGTTGGATCGTGGCGGTGTCTTTCCCCCGGCTCCCCATGAATACGCCGCAGGCGTACCCCGCCGCGCTGCCTCCGGCTTGTTTCAGGGGCGGAGGCGTGATCGTGGCGGTGTCTTTCCGGTGGCTCCCGGTAAATGCGCCACCGGCGAAACCCGCCGCCCTTCCCCCTGCTTTTTCCAGTGTCGGAGGCATAACCGTGGCGGTATCCTTCCGACGGCTCCCGGTGAATACGCCACCGGCAATCACGGCCACTCTGCCGCCTGGCTTGGTCAGTTCCGGTGGCGGTATCACTGCATTGCTTTTACTCCAGCTGCCCGTAAAGCCGCCGCCTGCTATGGCGATAAACCGGCCCCCAGGCAGTTCCAGCGGCGGGGGGATCACGGTGGCGGTATCCTTTTCCATGCTCCCGGTGAACGCGCCCCCCACCGTGGCCCAGGACTTGGCCGGGGTCAGGTAAAAACGGATTTCATCCAGCCAGCTGGAAAGGCGTTTCACAGAGGATATGATCCGGATAAATTCCCGGACCGCTCCCGGCTTGATCTCCATTTCCGTGATATTCACAACAGCCCGGAAATGGTGGGGATCCCCGCCGTAGTCAAACCATTCTTCCATACTGCCGCCGCCGAAAACGGCATGGATCATCTTGCTTACCGCCGCCGGGGTTCCCAGTTTGGTGTAAAATGGGATCGTTTCCTTTACCAGTTCCCGTTTGACCTCAATGGGAAAACTCTCATTGTATGCCGGGGTTCGCAGTTCCACGGCCACCACGTCCAGGATCCGCTCCGGCATATCGTCCACCGCAGCGTAAACCCGCACCTGGTCCGCGCACATGCACATCTTTTCCACCTGGCGGCCCACCGCATAGGCAAACGCCTGGACCTCCAGCTGACTGGCCAGGTTCTCCGGCGTTATGTCCGTGAACAGGCTGCCCTTTAGATCAATCATCCTCCAGCCCCCCGTATTGGACCACCGGATCCCCGGCCAGGGCGGCCACGGATTTCCTGCCCACCACTGTATAGACCGGTGCGGTCATTTCCACCCGCTTGCACCCCGCCGCCATGATCCGCTCCACCAGCTTGGAGGGGTTTATATCCCGGCCAATGGTCCGCTGCCATTTGGTGAACGCATCCACGGCGGCCAGGACCTCCGCCTGAATAGCTATGGCCCGGTTGCTGTCGCTCCGGTTGATGTAATAGGTCAGGTTGATGGTGTACTCTATTTCCTCCGGCGCGGCTACTGTCACCAGATCCGTCATGGGCCGTATGTTCCCATCCCGCAGATAGTCCTGCAGATCCTGGATCATTTGCGGCGCCGGGGTTGTTCCGTCCGCCATAAGGAAATATAGGTCCACGGTTCCCGCCGCCTGATCGCTGACCGCCACAGCGTCCCCCACATTCACGTTGAATTTCTTGGCGTGATACAGATAGCTGGCCTCCGGCCCGGCGGTGGAATAGGATCCGGGGAATAAATAGATCCGTTCCGCCAGGTCCTCGTCGCTCTCCACTTCCGCGCCTCCAGCGGTCACGGTGATATTAGAGACGCTGGCCATGTATGGGATAGGGTCCACCATTTTGGACAGTTCCCCGATCTCCAGTTTGTTCCCCAGGCTGCCCGCCTCAGTACAGACCGCCGGAACGTCCACGGACATTTCCCCCGCCGGGATCTCCATGTATTCCGTTGTCTCAAAATACACAGTGCGGTTTGTGGTGGCCGCCCGCGTCCCCTTTGGTATGCCCGTGGCGCCCATTCTGGCCGCCGAAAGAGTAAAGCGCAGGGTTGTGGCTGCCACCTTGGCCGGTTCGCGGGTCAGTCCCTTAAACGCCGCCAGGTGGTCCATGAAAGAGGAATAACTGTATTTCAACAGGTTTTGCTTTCCCGCCCGGTCAATGTACTGGAAACCCTGATAAATTTGTGCCGCCGCCGCATAGAGTTCCATCCGGTGGGGACTGGCCCGGTCCAGGCTCAGGGGCCGCCCGGTTGCCCTGGTCATAAATTCCTCGTAGTCCGCCACCATTTCCCCGCGTATCCTGTCTATGGTCTGGCCGTCTATAAAACTAATGTCAGGCAGGTTTTTTACCACCGAAATGTCAGGCAATTGTGATCACCACCTTCGGAATAATGTGTCCTTCTTCTCCAAAACTCCAGGTGACTTCATTGACGCGCACCCACGGAATGAATTGGGGGATCTTTTGCGTTACCGCCGCCGTATACAGGCTTTTGACCACCTCCTGGGGCTTGTCCACAAAATCCATGGGGATCCCGAATTCCCGATCCAGGGGCATGGTGCCCTCCCGCGTGGACAGCAGCAGGGCCAGCTGCCGGTCCAGTTCCGCCAGCCTTTCCCCGCTGAATGTGTATTCCAGTTGGAAGTCATACAAAAGGGTGTTGGTCATGAGTATTCCTCCAGGGTAATGGTCAGACTGGCCTTTACCAGTTCGCCGTGGTTGTAAAGTTTATCCCATGTTTCGCTGGATCCGGTCAGCCGGAACGGGTTGCGGCCCACTGGCTTGCAATTTATGATCAGATACTCCGCCACACCCGTCTCCACCATGCGCTCCACCATTTCCAGCGTTTTGCGGGGGCGGACGCCCAGCGCGGCAGACAGGGTAACAGGCAGGTTGATTTTCTGATTGCCCGGCCCCAGAAATTCCGGCTTTGGTTTCACACCTAAAACCGTATGATCCACCCAGCGCCCGGACACTTCACGGGTCATGCCGTTAAATGTAAAAACTGTTTCGTCGCTGACCTCAAATACAATGTCCTTACCCAGCGTTCCAATCGCCACGGCTCACCCCTCCTTAAACGTTGGGCGGCACTGTTCCCTGGTGCGTGTGATGCTGCAGGCTCACCTCTCCACCAGCTATAATGTCTCCGTCCGCCTTGATCTCTCCGGTGAAGTGGGCCAGGGGCGTGACCACCTCCAGGCCGCTGGGTGCGGTGATTGTGATAGTCCCACCGGCGTCCACCACTATGGAACAGGGGCCTACCTGCACGGTCCACTTTTTCGTCGCCTCGATCAGCGTAGTCCCAGTGACAAACTGTCTGTAAGCCTCCTCTTTTTCAGCGTCGTACCGCTCATAGGCTTTTCCCTTCTTGATACAGTATTCTTTTCGGTACAAGCCTTTGAAACCCTCAGCTGGCGTAAACTTTTGGCTCCACGGACGGCCCAGGACCACGCCCGCCTCTGTTCCGTTGGACAGGTGGAGGATCAGCACTTGATCCCCTACCTCCGGCATACTGTACTCCCCATAGTGGATCGGGGACAGCAGGGGGATCATACGGGTTACATCATCGTCCTTTTCGTGGTACACCACCCGCACGGTCCCGGCGGGATAGTCTATGGCGGAAATTTTCCCCAGCCTTGCCTCACTGTCTGCCATAGCGTTCTCCTTTACTCCACCAGGGACAGGTCCAGATCCATGGAATAGCCGCCGCTCCCTATGTGGTGGGTGATATTGTCGATGTAATATTTCCCGGACAGTTTCCCCAGCCCGGTCACGGTAACGCACTGGGAGGCCACCAGGCTGGCGTTGCCCATGATGGTCACGGACAGCTTGCTGGCGCCGTGGTTGGCGTTGTTTACCGCCGCCGTGATCTTGCGCTCCGCGTCTCCTTCGTCGTCCGCTTTGCCGGACTGTTTCAGGATCCTGGGGCCGCCGCCTATCGTTACTTTGATTTCCTCCTCACTGTCAGGGACAGTATAGGTGTATTCCCCGCCGGTATAGGTATCCTTTAGCCGCTGGCTCCAACTCCAGGACTGGATCATGTCCGGGGTGATGGTTCCCGCCGGTCCCTTGGCCTTGTATGCCTCCCGGTCAAATACCACGATTTTATGGGAATATACTTTCATGGCCAGGCCGTAGGTTTCGCACAGGTCCATATAAAAATCACAGTCTGTATGTTCCGTTTGCTCCACACACTTGATTTTGATAGGACCTCCAGCCACGTCATAGGCCAGGGAGATCCCGGCCCGGCCCGCGATCTCCTTCCCGATTTCCTCTATGGTCACATCTTCCCATGTCTTGGTCCGTTCCGTCTCCCTGAATGCGCTGTCCGCCGGAACAGACACGCCGGAAATGGTGCCAGTGATCGGCCAACCCTTAAAGTCGAAATTGTCCAGGATAAAGTCCCCGCAGGGCATGGTCCGGGTATCTCCCGGACCTGCCCAGTCTTTCAGGACGATGGTAGCCGCCAGGCTGTCGCCCACCGCGGGAAACCACTCCGTGGTCCATTTCCGGTCCCGGTCGTGGATCGTAACGTCCAGGCCGTCCGCCTCCCCGCTGGCCGGGTCCGTATAGGTTATGTCGGTTTTGTAGTCGTTGATCTTGTCGGTAACAGCCGCGCCGTTCCAGATCAGATCAACCAACGCCCGCCGTGTGTTCATGTGGCAGTCCTCCAAATGGGCAGATTATCCGCCGTGATTTCCTCCGGCGGCTCCGGTGTCTGGAGGACCACGCCAGCGGGAAAGCGGAAAATATCCAGCAGCGGGAAATTATTGGCCATTAGCCACCCCACATAGTTGACATTTCCATACACCCGAAAGGCAATAGCGTCCCATGCGTCCCCCTGCCGGGTGGTGTATGTTGCTGCCACGGTCCGCGCCTCCTTATGGTTTTTTGTGACTTTTCGTAACTTAGTCTTGACTTTTGTGCGCATTATGCGTATAATAACATTGTAGGGAGGGCACAATATGACGGCGCAGGAGATTGAAAAAGAGATACGGGCAGACGGATGGTACTATCATAGTACCAGAGGCTCACATAAGCATTTCAAACATCCAACAAAGCCCGGAAAAGTAACAATTCCACAGCATAAAGGTGATATTCACCAAAAGACCATTGAAACCATCCGGAAACAGGCGGGGTTGAAATAAACCCCGTCCCCTCCGGATTGACAGGAGGTATTTCTGTGAAACTTGTATATCCTGCTATCTTTTCCCCATGGGATGACGGTGATGGCTATACCGTAGAGGTCCCCGATCTTCCCGGCTGTGTAACAGAGGGCGACACGCTTGCCGACGCCATTTCAATGGCACAGGACGCTGCCAGCGGTTGGGTCCTGGATGAATTGGAGGCGGGGCGGCCTGCGCCCTCCGCAAGTGCTATGAATGATATTCACGCGGACGCTGGCGGGCTGGTCAGTCTCATTTCTCTGGATATGGACGCTTATGCTGAAAAATACGGCAGCGCCTCAGTGCGAAAAAACTGCACGATCCCCGCATGGCTGAACACCTTTGCAGAGGCACAGCATATCAATTTTTCCAAGGTTTTGACCGACAGTCTGACCGCGATTTATCATGCCGCCACATGATTCCCTCCCGCGCCGCCTCTTTTGGGGCGGCGCTTTTTATCGTGCCTCCTTACCTCAGTTTCAGCTTTTTCCGGCGGTCCTCCGCCTCCAGTTTGTCGTGCAGGCGCTTGAATTCCGCAAAACTGATCCGCCCGGTTTCCTCCGCCTCCTCCTTCGTTGGGGGTGCGCCGTTGAAATTGAACACGGGAGAATACATGATCGTGGGTCCGTCTCCGCCCTCAGTCGGGGGCGTTCCTTCGGGCGGTGGGTTATTGTTTCCGCCGTCCGTTGGCGGTCCCTGATCGTTTGTCTCCGTTCCGGATTTGTCCCTGTCCGTTCCGTCATTTTCCTGGATCATCCGGTCAACAGCGGCCACCAGCCTGGTGAATGGCGTATCGTTTCCGCTCTCCGGGTCCGGGATCTCGATCTGGTTCCGGTCCAGGTTCTCCAGCAGGTCCCCCAGTTTAGCCACCGGCAGGCCCGCCTCCCACGCTCCGCCTGCCGGTGCAGGGGGCAGTTTCGGAAATTTAGGGACTGGCGCGGGTGGCGGTACCGGGTACTCCGGCATGGTCACGGGCGGCGGCTCCGGTGTAGTCATGCTGACCG